GTTTCGACACCCCGTTAACCCGGACCTCGTACACTCCCGCCGTATCGTGAAACGTCGTCATGAAGCCGATGTGGTAATACGTGCCCGCGGATATGCCCAGACCTGTGGTGACGCCCAGCGACGTACTGTTCCTGGTGACCCGCAGGTCGCCAGTGGAAGTCAGCCGCAAGTCCGTTTGCGTCGAGCTCCCGTCCATCAGGATGACGAACTCCTGGTCGCCCCCGGGCAGTGCAGCCGCCTTGAACGCGACATCGACGTAGACGCTTGCCTGATTGGAGATGCCGGCCGTGATCGACCCCACGGCGTTGGCGGCAAACAGTTGCAGCCCGCTGGTGCCGTTGCGCCCCACGCTGGCGATACCGCCCGAGCCTACCCCGATGGCGTACTTCTTCGGGATATCGGCAGTGGCGTAATGGTCCCAGCTGTCGGTGAAGATTACGTTGGGCATGAGCTCAGCTTTTGTTGAACGTGATCGTGAAACTGTTCACCTGGACCGGCTGTCCCGAGGTGATGGATGTGGTCACCATGTTGATGTTGCTGCCAGACGTGCCTATGCTGCCATCCATCAGCGCTGTGGTGCCATCGCTTTTAAACGTGCGATACCACGTAGCCGTCCCTGTGTTGTTGGCGCTCGAGTCCTGGGTGAACGCATTGGCCGTTGCCACACCGGCTACCGCGGCGCCGAATGCCGTAGCGTTGAAGGTGATCTCCGCGAGGAGAACCTGGGCCCCGATAGCCGTGTCCGCATTGGTTGGTTGAGTGCCGGTATAGAAACGCATCACCCCCCCGTTGTGCAGCGTTGCCATCGCATCCGCGGCCGCATTCGCAATCAGGTTGGTATAAGACGGTTGCAGTGCCATGCGCTATACCACCGTATCGTCGATGTACGTGAAGACCCCGTTGCCGGCCGCAACGTCGAAGTTCATCCCCGTGAGCAGCGTCTTCGGAGTCGTCAAATCTCCGTAAGTCAGCAAGTTTCCGCCGGTCGAGGCATCGTACTCGGCGATGCCGACAACGGTTCCGAAATCCGCGGTCGCCCCGGTGACAAAGTTCAGGTTCGTCTTGTTGGTGATGACGCCACCACTCGCGTTGTTCCACATGGCACTCGTATTCGATATTGGTAGGCGTGCAATGGGAACAGCGGTCCCGCCGCCGAGCGGTGTCGGTCTCACCGTCATCAGCGCATAGAAACTGAACGGCGCCGGGGGCGTATAGGTCGCAAGCCCCTTGATGTGATCGAGGACCTTGTTCTTCAGGTATTCAGACCAGAATGACGCCATGACAAGGCAACCTCAGTGTTGTCGAACTTCCACCATACCGACGCCTTCTGCACCCCGTTCCAGAACTCCCCTCCCGTGTAGTTCGCACGGTACGTCTCGGAACCGACGTGAATCCAATCCGCGTTCAGCATCGTGCCGAGGATCGTATCCGCCGGGTAGTTGTCGGAGACGGTGCAACAGTTCCACAACTTCCCGGCGAGCCGGTGGTTGATGATGCCGCCAATCGCCGGATTGGGGATGGATGTGACATACGCGTTGTCGAGGATCAACATTCCCTGTGACGTTGTAATTCTGTCCGGAACCGCGGGAGGGGTGAGCGCGATCCGGGTCCGCAGTACCGGGATAATCATGCGGTTGAAATCCGCAATCGACCAGGGACCGCTGTCGAACCAGGAAGACCCGTGCCACTCGAGGTGTCCCCGGAAGTTGGCGATGATGCTGGTCGCGACAAACGCAAACACCTCGTGCCCCGTGTAGCCCGAAGGCGCCCACGGCATCGAGACGAACGCCGAGCGGGGGTGCGGCATGCTGGTGTCGTCGTCCCGTACGCCGTCCACCCACATTGCCATCTGGTAAGGGCAGACGCAGATGCGCCACGGAAAATTCTCCTGATACGTTGGATCGAGAAACAGATGAAAAGCAAACGGTGTGCCCCCGACATGGTCGCCGTCTTCGTGGACCCTCGCAAACAACTCCCAGGCTTCATAACTAGGATTTAGGCCCCCGCTCATCCCCGGACCCTCGCGCCCGGAGATCGAGATGAAGTGTCCGCGGTACACCTCGGAATCGAGTTTCCAGCCCCCGTACCAGACCGTACCCCCAACCCAGCCACTGATCAGAGTTCCGTTCATGTTCGTGCCCGGTGCCGCATCCTGAAGGACGAAGGTTTCAACTCCGCCCGAAACCGTGGTGTCCACGATCCCCATTCCCAGCACGTCCTGCAACTTTGCCTTGAAGATTTCCGCGGTTTCCTCCTTGGTGCCGCCGTAGGGGAACGATTCGCAGGGGGGCGGGGTGAACACTCCCGGGTCAAACCCATAGATCTTGCGCGGCACGTCATACTGGGGACCGTCAACGACAATCGCCGGCAAGCCATCGCAGAGCGCAGAGCCATCCGCCAGTTCGTCATTCGGGGGGATGGTCATCACCGGCAGCTGGTTGATATAGAGGGATACGGTAACGTGAGCCTTGGGGCTTCGGGTCGTGTCCTCGGTCCAGCCCCCGAACTGCATTGTGTCCCGCCAGGAATCAATCGTGTTCGACTTGCGCTCGCTCGTCGTCCGCTCGTTCTGAAGCTGCGTGGTGATCGACGGGGTCTTCTCAGCCAGCTGAAAGAACTCAGTAGGCATAGTTGCTCTCAGTAGATGGTCCTTCCGGCGGCGCATCACACTCGAAATGCGTTAACCCCGGTTCCCGCAGGTACAAGGTGAAGATGTCCCCGGTCGAATAGACGTGCGGCGCCGGTGATCCTTGCCTGTCCCCGTTTGAGTAAGAAAACCAGGCGAGCGAATCGAACGCCAGGGCGCTCTCCCACGGGACGTACTTGGTGCGGACGAAAGCGTCCCACAACTGCCCGCGGATCTTCACCGGGTGCGTGTCGTTCCAGGCAATCAGCGGGTCCAGGCACAACGGCTCCTCGGTTCCCACCCAGCGCATGAGGACCGGATAGGTTCCGTTGACGTTGCCGTACGCTTCCCAGAAGCGGGTTGGGCGTTGAAAGGGAAGCATCCGCAGCCGGGCTGCATCGTCGCTGATACTCATCTCGGTCACAAAGGTGTTGTTGTGCAGCGTGGCGGAACACCCGCTATGCCAGGAATTCCGGAAAGACGGAACTTGCCAGACGTACAGGTCCGTCGCCATGTCGCTGCAACTCCACCAGGCGCGTGTCGTCTTGAGGTCGCTGTCCTCGTCCGCACAGGGGTCCTCCGTAAAGGCGAGCGTATTCGGGTCGAGAAACGGAATCCCGCCCATGACGGCATATCCGGTGTTCGAGACTCCCGGGCGGTAGGTGAAGATCTGACAAGGCGTGATGTGCGCCCGGATCCGGCTGATCGGATTCGCAAACCCGTGGCTGGTATGACGCAGCGCGTAGATCGGGCTCGCGTGCTCCTCCTCGAAGTCCATAAAGGTGATGTCCAGCACTGGCGCGAAACCCGGATACGTGGACCGGCCCGTGTCCTCGATCTTCACCTTGCACTGGATGCTGATGTCCTGCTGCGAGGTCAGGATGTAAACGAACCCGTCCGTGATCTCCCGGTCGATCTCCCAGCCGGCTAGCTGCACCGCTGCGTGCAATCCTTGCCGTAAGCAGTGGGAACTCGAGGCGTCGATGTCCGCATGAATCACCTTGTCCGGAGGACTGTGCGCTATTCCCATTGCAGAACAACTTCAATCCCCTTTCCCGGATCAGTGGACCCGATCTGGGTGCAGCCGATCCGCAGTAGGTTCCCTACCTCAACGCCGGTCACCGTCTTTGAGAAAACGTCTTTGAAGACCGTCGCCGTGGCGCCTCCCGGCAATACCAGGAGGTTGCCGGGGCGAAAGATGCTTTCCCAGGTCTCGCCGTCGTCGGTGGAGCGCTCGATATCGAGGATGGCGCTCGAGCCCGCGGGCGGAAGGTCCGCTATCTTGGCGACGACATCCAGAAACGTGCCGGCCCTCCGCACGATGTAGTACAGCGTCAGACGGTCGGCGATCTCGAGTTCCTTGACCAGGCCGAACGTTGCCTTGCGATCGTTGGGTGCGCCTTCCCCGGTGGTAACTTCCTCTTCGCTGATCCGCCCCAGCCGCTCAAAGAAGATAATCCAGGTCCGGGTGAGCAACCCCCTCTCATCGAACATGGGCGTCTGGATCGGCACCCGAGGCGTCGTGTGCTTGCCCATCGTCTATGCCGTTCCAGGAGTCACATCGAGGTACGCATCCACTAACGCTACCTTCACGGGGGCGTTGATCATGATCTCGTACTGCCTCTCGGCAGAGCTGCCCATGCGGTTGCAGAACGCGGCGGCTTGATTGACTCCGACCACCTGGGGCGTGATGACGCGGGGTGTTGTCCAGTTGCCTCCGTCGTTGTCGGTCCACGATACGTTGATCTGCGGGGTGTTGCCGGCGGTCACCTCGAGATCGAGCTCGAGCCGGTGATGGAAGACGCGCTTGCGCTCGTTCGCTACGTACGGACATCGGCGGACCCGCCGGATCTGCGTGCCGTCGTCGGTGAAGAACTCATCGGACATCTGATAGATCTTGCCGTTGGTGTGATCGCCGACGAAGTGCTTGCCAAAGACGAACGCATGACAACGCCCCCGGTGCTTCTCAAGAGCCGTCCCGTTCCAATACGCGCGTTCGTGCCATAACTGCGTCGAGACGTCATACACCCAGGTTGCGTTGGCGGTGATGAAGTTCAGCACCCAGAACTCATGGCCGTTGTCGGTGTAGTTCCATCCGTACGCGTCATACACCGTCGAGTATTTGGTCCAGACCTGCTCAATTGCGTGTGTGCTTACCCGGACAGGCTGGAAGCCCTGCGCCCTGTACGCGACGGTGCGGCCGCGGGTATCGCCGCCGAGGAAGTGCAGGCCTTGCGCCAGCGACACGATCGACCACGGAGCCACGCAGGCGACATGCATGAAGGCGCCGGGATCGCGGCGGAACCCGCCGGCCGTATTGGCGTCTCCCTCGTTGCGCCAGACTTCGGTGGACCAGTGCGTGCCGAACAGCCAGAGTTCTTCATGGTCTGAGTAGATCGCCTGGATGTTATCGGGATAGCCCTCTTTGACGCTGACCTCGAGCCCGTCCCAGCCGACCACCGTGCCGGTTTCAATGTCATATCCCACGCCGTCGTTCTGCCCCGAGAAGTAAAACAACTTGCTGTCCGGCGGATTGATGATGAAGTAGCTGTCCAAATACGTGCCGGTCTTAGCCTTCATCGGGGAGAACGCAGCGTAGTCTACATCCGTGTGCGTGGGCAGGTTCTCGTCTGCCAGCATCGTTTCGTCGTTCTGAAACACCGTGACGTGGTACGTCGTGCCCCCGATCACAATCGTGTTACCGGGTTCCGCCATCGCGGGCGAGAATTTATCCCCGCTCTTCCAGAGGATGACCGGTGAGCCGAACGTGTCCACCTTGCCGTCCGCCGTCCGCATCGTCGGCGTGATTAAACTGACACCGTTGTGGATGAAGACATTGCCCGCGCTGACAATCATAATTTCATGACCGTTAGGCCAGATCGATGCCGGCGAATGCGCGGCGTCGTCGCCTACGTCACCGAGAGAGGTGGAGGTTCCCCCGCTGAACACCTCGTACAGTTTCGATCCCGCAACCGCGAACAGCCTGTCTTCGCCAGCCCATAGTGCCCGCACAGGAGACGTGGGCAGCGTCATAAACGTGGTCAGACCAGGCGTGCCGTAGAAGGCTACGCGGTTCTTACCCTGCGGGGACTCGACGATTTCCGGATAGAAATTAATCGCACGTTCCGCAGCCACGTTCGCGGACCAGCTTGTGTACGTCGCGCTGGTGAACTGATCGAAGCGTGTGCGCGGCATCAGATATACCTGTCGCTGCAGATGTCGTAGTAGCCCCCGTACCCCAAGTCCGTACGCATTTCGGGTGGAGGCGAAGAGTTGAAGGACTTGACGATCCCCTTGCTGTCGATCGCGAGTTGCAGCACATCGGGCCGCGGCTGGCGCCCCCACTCGGCGGCAATCCGCACCGCCAGGTTGTAACGGATCGCATCCGCGTATCCCGGAGGAAGTTCCACCGTCTCGCTCTCGCTGATCACCTGCCCGAGCGGTTGCCAGACATACAGCGCAAGGCTGCTTGCGGTTACCGGCGTTGGTCTGAGGTGCAGCGTCGATACCGGGAACGCCCCGTCATTGTAGATTCCCGGCTCCCCGCCGCATCCTGGCGTTGCTTCGTATTTGTTAATGATCGGAAGCGAGCACTCGCAACCATCGATGCCAGGGTAGCCGGCGCGAACGATACGGATCGGCCGCGGTGCATCGAAGTCCCCGCCAGGACCTATCGTGTAACTCGAGGCTCCCGTCAACGGATACTCCGTTCTTCGCACCTCGTAGATGATCAGACTCTCGAGACTCCAGGACTCGAGCATCGAATTCAAAACCCACAAACTGTCAGTTATTTCTGAGTTGTTGGGTTGTTGTCCCGGCCTGAGCACACCGCTAGCGCGAAAGCTCGAACGCATCAAATCTATCCAGATCATTGGCCTTGCCTCGCTTTAGCGTGTTGCCGCCTGCACACTAGCCGCCTGTCCCGGAGCCGCTTCGCCCAGCACCAACGCATTCAGCGCGGTGATGGCTTGTTTCGCCTGAACCGCGGTATTCAACAACGCCTCGTCCACCGGCCGGCCGTACTCGGTCGCGAGTTCGATTGCGAGCGATCCGATCAGCGCCCGATCATACCCGTCCGGCAGCGTCTGGTTCGTGCTCAACGTTGCATATGTCGTCAGCGGCGTGTACGAATAAACCTCGAGCGTGCCGGAACCAGGCTTTGGTGTCAGCGATACCGTTGCCGTAGGGAACCCGTAGTCGCAGTAGAGCGCGTCTGCGAATAATCCGGTTCTAGATTTATCGAGGATTCCCGCCCAGCCGGTTGCATCCACCAGCACCGGTGCCTGTCCTGCTCCTGCGCTGGTCAGCACCGTTGCCGCCTTAATTCGCCTCGGGCGTGTAGCGAGCGGATATGAAGCCGCCCCGGTAAGCGTGATCGTTTGCAGCGTTACGCCATAGAGTGTGACCTGCTCCGCGTTCCACGACTGGATCAGGTTGTTGAGCGCTATGAGTGCGTCGTTGCGCTCCTCCGTTGCCGGCGTCTGCCCCGGAGCAATCACGTTGATGCGGGTCAGTGCCTTGTCGATGATATCCTGTGCTGTCACGCAACCTCCTTCACGGAGTTCCGTTTCACCAGTTCTTTATCGTTCTCTGCCAGCATCCAGGAACCCTCCAGTTTGTGCTGCATCAGGAAGTACGTCAGCACGGCGTTGATCTCGATGTTCAGCGCTTTTACCTGCTGGCGGCGCGGCGCAAGAAACTCGATCGCCGCATCGTCCAAAGGAAACAATTCATCGCTCATCGCTCTTCGCTTTAGCGCGTTAGCGCTAGGAGAGTGGGAATCCATGTTGCGCCAGCCAATCTTCCACCTGCTGCTGAGTAACATCCAGATCCGCGAACCTCGGCATGAACGTGCCGATAATACTCTCGACCTGCGCCGATAACGCCGTTTCCGTCGCCTCGTCATTCCAGTCGTTAAGGTATTGCCGGACATTGGTTTGCGTGGCTGGATCCTGCAGGAAATATGAGAGCGTCCGCTGCACGTAGCTTTCCGGCTGCTGCGGATAACGCTCGGCCACAATTCGGGACTTAACCCATGCCGTATCCGGTTTCTCACCAGGTATGGGAAGTGTTGCCGTGTATGCGGACCAATTGTTCAGACCAACATAATTGCGGTCCTTTACCACCTGCTGCTTCGGGTACTCCGCCAGTAACGTGTTGTCGGCTGCTGCCATATGTCTCCTTTTCGCCTATGTCGCTTTCACGAACCCGCTGCCGTCAACGCTTAACGTCTTCATGCCGCCCCCCAGGAACATCTGAATCGCGCCGCTCGAGTTAATCAGGAATCGCAGTGCGCCGGCGGTTTCGTCAAAGATATAGAACGCATCGCCGTAGGGCGCGATAACCGTGGAACCCGCGGTAGCCAGCTGCCAGACGCGGTTGTTTCCTTTCAACCGAAACTGCGCGAACCCGTTGCTGCCGGTAGCCTCTGACGTAATCTGAGCCATGGCGGCATTGCTGCTTGAGACTTTGCCGCTGCTGTCGATAAGAAAACGTATCGCTCCCGCGGTTTCGTCGTTGATGTAAAAGCAATCTCCAAGACTCCCTGCAGCGCTACCGGCGAGCGCCAGTTGATAGCTCCGGCTGTTAGTCCTCAAACGGAACTGAGCGAAGCCGCCGCCGCCGGCAAGTTCCGACGTGACCTGGCTATTCGACGCGTGGGAGATAAGCAGGGGTCCGTTCATCGATATCGATCCATCGTCGTTCCATGCCATACGCTGAACTAACGAGGCCACTGCGCCCCCGGTGCCGCTCGACGCCGTATACAGGACCGATTGCCCGGACTGGGCGCCCAGGGTCATGCCGGAGCCATTCGAGACATAACGCCAGTTAGTGCCGTCGTGCGAAAGGTTCGCGCAGTATTGCGCCGCTCCGGTTGTTTCTAGGTTCGCGGCAAACCGCACGTTTCCTCTGGACGCGCTGACCCGCATTCGTTCCGGATATCCGGACCCGACCCCGAATACCATATCCGCGGAGGACTCAAGCAGCGGAACGTTCGTTAATTTGAAGCCGGCCGCGTTTATATTCTGCAGCCAAGGCGTTTGGATGGCGCTGATATCGGGTCCGGGGACGGTGACGATATTCTTCGCCCCGTCATCGGTGACAACAACACCCGCTCCCGTGAAGTTGAGGGTGAGTCGCGACGGTAACGATGTCCCTTCATCCTGAATGATCGTGGGCGGGCCCTGCGGTCCCGTGCTCCCAGTGGCGCCTTGGGCTCCAGTCGCACCGGCCGGTCCCTGTGGTCCTGTAGCTCCGGGATCGCCCTTCGGTCCCTGTGGTCCAGGCACTGTGCTGTCAGCACCCGCTGGTCCCTGCGGGCCAGTCGTGCCCGGAGGGCCTTGCGGGCCCTGACTGCCGGTAGCGCCGGTAGCGCCCTGCGGTCCCGTTGGGCCTTGCGGTCCTGCAGGCCCGGTTGCTCCTGCCGGTCCGGTCGCCCCGGTAGGACCCTGAATCCCTTGGTCGCCGGTATCCCCTTTCGGCCCGATAAACCCTCGAGGCCCCTCCGGACCTTCCGGTCCCTGCACATGTCCGACGTTGATCCACTGATACTCATCCGCATGCGTGCCCGGACCCGGAGGCGCTCCGGTTTCCGCGGGCGTGTTCCAACTCCAGAGGTCCCCGATATCCTCGGTCAGCACCAGATCGCCGCGTTCTCCGGACGGCGGCAGCGAATCAGGATCGGGAACCGGCGCGAGGATCGTTGATGGCGGCCCGGGAGGGCCCTCGGGTCCCGGTATCGCTACGCCCTCGCCGAATATCACCCGGTACCGCTCCTCCTGAAACAGCCGGGAGGTCAGGCGCGGCGTCGAGAGTACCGCCGTGAACTGCTGAGGTTCGCTGATCATATGCGTTGCCGTAATGGAATGCGAACGGTTGCCGCAGCCCGGGTAACCTCGGAGTCCACCTTGGCTCGGCCCTTGAGGATCGTCGTGATCCCTCCGGTAGGTCCGGTCAATTGCAGGTCCCAGACGTACGATCCGCTCAGCGTTGCCGTGACCGCATGCGGGATCGACAGATTGATCAGAGGCGAGGAAACCACGGTCACGATCTCCACCACCACCACCGGATCGGAATCGGCAATCGAACGCCGGATCTGCGCCTTCGCGGTGAAGGTGCCGATATCGGCGGGAGTGCCGTCCTCGTTCAGGACGGTGACGATCCCTGTCCAATCGTCACCTTGATAGATCGACAGATCCGCTTGGCTGGGCATAATTCTGTAGTGGAGAAACCGAAGACAGTTACGTTCAAGATGAGGTGCGGGCGCACCGTTACCGTTATCGATACGCCCCAGGCAAGGGCCAACGCTAAGAGAATGGGATGGGTCGAAGTAAAGAAACCCTAGCGATGCTTCTTGTGGTTCTCTTTATCGTTGTCCTTCTCTTCTTTGTCGTGACGCAATTTGTCTTGCGCTTCCTCCCGCTTCTTGCGCTCCTCAGCCGTCTCAGAGGCCTTGTACTGCGGGTTCGGAACCACGGCAGGGTCTATCGGGCGCATCGCAACGTTGTCCGCCTTGGTGTCCAGATCCTGGTTGATCTGCCCGTAGTCGAGGCTTAAACGTCTCGAGTCGCGGATTGCTTCGCCCAGCTCCTGCAGGGTGCGGTTGCCGGGGTCCTGCCCTTTGGGTTTCTTCTCGGGCGGGGTGTCCGACCAGTTGCCTTCGAGCTTCGATTCGTCTTCGGGTGAGTTGACTGCTACGAACTCCCCGTTCGGGCCGAACTTCGCTTTCGGGTAGTCGCGCTTAATATAGGTGTCCGACCATCCTTCCCCAAGGGCGTCTCTGTCAGCCTGCGAGGTGATGAGCCGCGCGGGCTCGGTTGCATGAAAGACGTAGCGCGGGAATCCGGTGCAGTTGATCGGCCCGCCTGGTGTTGAGAAGGCGAATGCGCCTAGTGCGATATTCGGTTGCTCGCCGGTAAAATCTTGACTCACGTTTCTTTCTCCTTCTTTAATTTCTCTCTGTGTCGCTTGTTAGCGGCGTCTATCCGCGCTTTGTACTCCGGATCGGCAAGGTAG